ATGGAATTAACCACTCTTTTGTGTATCGGAGTTTTCCATGGAGAGAGAAAGCATTCGAGCATATGGTGCGCGGGAGCACTTGAAATTTAATGGCCGTCGGATGCGGCAAAAGTCCTTGAGGAGCCTTTCTGGCTTGCTTCGTGGCGTTTGCTTCGATGGTCAGGTAAATGAGGCCGAGCAAGGTGAAATCCGTGCTTGGGTCGAGGAAAATGCTGAGCTAGCCGAGTACCATCCTTGGGATCTGGTGATTGAACATCTTGAAGATTATTTGTCGGATGGAAAGATCGATCAGGACGAACTCGAGGATATGGTTTGGCTTGCTGATCGGCTGTCAGAGTGGACTGATCGTGATGACATGATCAAAGCCGGACTTCAGGAGCTTCACGGAATATTTCATGGCATTCTTGTCGATGAAAAGTGTTCGGATGAAGAGTTGAATGCTCTCAGGGACTGGGTTTTCGAGCACGAATATTTGGCAGGAAGCTATCCGTATGATGAGATTGCCTCTTTGCTTGTTGGCGCAACGCACGACGGAGAGGTTTCTCCTCAAGAGCGCGAGCAAATAATGGCTTTCATTGGGGATTTCGTTGATTCAAGCAATTCAACATCAATCTCCAAAGAAAAACTGTTAGAGCTGAAAAGCAAATATCAAATCTCTGGTATTTGCGCCGTCTCGCCAGACATAAAGGTTGAAGGAAAAACCTTTTGCGTGACTGGCGAGTTTAAGCGCTGCTGTCGTGAGGAAGTTTGCGAGGCAATCATAAACGCCGGCGGCTTTGTCAAACCAAACGTCTCTAAAAAGGTCGACTATCTTGTCGTCGGTGATGCCGGGAATAGGAGTTGGGCTTTTTCGTGTTATGGCAGGAAGGTCGAGCATGCTGTTGAGCTTCGGAAAAATGGAGCGAAGCTTGCAATCGTGAGCGAAAGGGATTTCTGGGACGCTTTGTAGTTTCCTGTTTGTTTTGTTGAAAGGCGGCTTATCCGATACCCTCTGGATAGGCCGCTTTTTCTTTGCTTGTGCTAGCCGATCTATTTGACTTCATAGAAAGCTCAGCCCAGGCGAGTATTGAGCCGCCAGCAGTGCCGATCATGGCGCTTAGCCAAAGGTAATTCTTAACTACGTTGAGCTGGGTGTTGTGAAGATCAACGGCGAACATCTTGTACTCGTCAAGCATCTTGGCGAGTATGAAGTCCGTAAAGCTGTTGAATTGATTCATTTGAGGAGAGCTGTTCGGTGTCGTGGATATTTCTTGCATTACTAATCCTTTGGCCGTTGTATGACGATTGATGATCCCCTTCCAATCCCTGGGATTGGGAGGGGAGCATCAAAGATGTAGCAAGGCATTTTATCTTGCAGTAGGTTCTCCCAGAGGGGAATTAAGGCCTGCGGGTGCTTGCGAGTCCCGAAGGTCGTCTAGATGCAATTTTTCAAAACGTGGTCTGACCACTAAAAAGGGGCTTATCGCTCGGCTTTTGTTTGTGTTTACTGGAGGAGCGTATGTCGCTGAAAACAGCGGGAATTCGAGAGTTTGCGAGGATGATTGGTCGCTCGCATTCTTGGGTGGTCTCGCAGTGCCAGCGCAACATCATTCCAAAAACCACTGACGGAAAGATTCCGGTCGATGATGCGCTGAAAATTGTTGCTCAACTGGACGAAGAAAAGTCCCGTGAAAAAGAAGAACGAGAAAGGGAAGCTTCAGAAGCCGAAGGCCTTTTGTCATTTGATGAAGCTCGCGCGAAGAAGGAAACGTACCTCGCTGAGATCAAGGAGATGGAGGCGAAGGTTATGCGCGGCGAGTTCGTTGCCGTGGCCGACGTGAAAGCGGATGCCCGTGCAACGGCTGAAAGGCTTCGCTCTTTTTGCCTTGCCGCTCCTTCTCGCTTTGCGGGCCTGCTCGAGCACAGAAGCCAGCGTGACGTTGAGGCCGTTTTGGAGCAGATGTTCAACGAACTTCTTGAGAAGATTCACGGCGGCCAATTCTCTGCCGACGAAGAGGTGAAAGATGGGGATTTGGAGTGACGAGTTTGCTCGGATCTGCCGACCTATCTCACGTCTGACGGGTAGCGAATGGGCGGATGAGTTCCGCGTCGTACCGCCGGGCACGTCGCCTGAGCCGGGCAAGTGGCGCACCAGTAGAACTCCATACCTGAAAGAGCCGATGGATGCTGCGACTGATCGCGAGACCGAAAAGGTTGTTTTAATGTTCAGTTCTCAGCTCGGCAAGTCGGAAGCCCTTCTGGGCATCATGGGCTACTACGCCGACCAAGAACCTTCCCCGCAGCTGATGCTTCAACCAACGGTTGAAATGGCCGAAGCCTTCTCGAAAGAGCGCATCTCACCGATGTTCGCTTACTCGCCAGGACTCAAGGGAAAACTCGAGGAAGGCAAGGACGAGAAGGGGACCTCTCGCAAGTCGTCGACGACGATTCGCATGAAGCACTACCCGGGCGGCTATCTGGCACTAGTCGGTGCCAACTCGCCTGCGGGTTTGGCTTCTCGTCCGATTCGTGTTCTGCTGTGCGACGAAGTTGACCGCTACGGCGTGACGAAGGAAGGCGATCCGATCAAGCTTGCGGTACAGCGTACTGCGAACTTTGAAGCCAGTCGAAAGATTGTGCTTGTCTCGACGCCTACCACGACGGAAGAGTCCAAGATCTACGAAGCCTTCAAGGAATCGGATCAACGGTATTTTTACGTCAAGTGTCCGCACTGTGGTCATGAGCATCGTCTCGTGTGGGATTTGGTCAGGTGGGACAAGGACGAGGACGGGAACGCGCTGCCGATGACGGCGGCCATGTACTGTCCTGAGTGCGGCGCGAAGACTCGCGGCCCGTACCGTCCTGACCTGAACATGCTGTCTACTGGTCGATGGATCGCGCATAACCCGGGCCATTCTGTCAAGGGGTATCAGTGCAATGCGCTTTACTCACCTTGGGTCACGCTTCACGGCTTGGTCGAAGAGTGGGTTTCGTGCACTGCTGAAAACAATCGCGAAAAGCTGAGGGAGTTCATCAACTTGAAGCTTGGAGAACCTTTCACAGCGATCAATCCCGATGAAGGGGACTTTGACCAGCTGCTAGACCGACGCGAGGAGTATCCGACCGAGCACTTGCCGGAAGGAGTCCTCATGCTTACTGCCGGCGTTGACGTTCAGCGCAATCGCCTCGAGTGCTCCATCTACGGGTGGGGCCGCGATCGCGAGTGCTGGGGGATTTGTCATCGAGTGCTCTACGGCTTGCCCGATGACCCCAAGACGTGGGAAATGCTCGACGGCGTGCTCGAGACTGAGTACAAGCACTCGAGCGGCGTGAAGATGCCTGTCTCTTGTGTCTTTATCGACTCCGGTGACGGTTTGTACACGAACAACGTGTACGCCTACACGCGGTCGAGGGAGCGACAAAGAGTTTTCTCGATCAAGGGGCGAGGCGGCGCGGAATTGCCTTTCGTAGGTAAGCCGAGGCGTGCCGGTACCGAGAAGGCTGTGCTTTTCCCGCTCGGTGTCGATGCCGGCAAGCGCAAGGTGATGGATCGTCTTGACGTGCCCGAAGCGGGTCCGAACTTCGTTCACTTTGATGCGAATGAGGGCGCGGGATTCACGGAAGACTTCTTCAAGCAGCTTACCGCTGAAAAGCAGGAAGTTGTCCGAGACAAGAACGGCTCGAGGCTCGTTTGGGTGAAGCTTCGCCAGCGCAATGAGGCTCTGGACTGCGCGGTCTATGCGACTGCCGCGATGGAAGCGCTGAATCCGAACTTTGAAATGCTCGATAGCTACTACTCTGGTCAGTATCAGCGCGAGCAACAGGCACAGCGCCCGGCACGACGCCGAGGAACGGTGTCTCGTGGGGTTGAATTTTAGGAGCAAGAGATGACGAACCGAAAGCAAGAGGGGATACCTGTCCGCGTTTCACAGCGTCGGCTGTTGGAGACGATGGACGGCATCCACAAGGAAATCGTCGAGGTGGCAACCGAACATCACGTTGTTACGTACTGCAGGAAGCGCCTCGACGATCTAATTAAAGACTATGAAGCATGCGCGGAGATGCTTATTGCATCATACGGCGGAGAAGGGAAGTCAATGTGAGTTGCTTTCTTCTTCATCGATCCTTTCGAGTTCTTTTTCGATCTCAAGGAGCGCGGCTTTTAGCTTTCGAGTGTTGAATGCGATGGTACGTTCAAACGCCTTGGGATGGCCTTCGGAATTCTTTGGGACGGGATCCAGGGTAATTTTGGGTGCCATCAGCTTCAGGAAAAGTAGAGCCTCCTCGCGATTCTTTGCGCTCATATATCACCTTTTAGTGTGGTTAGTGGAATGCCGATTTGGGTTTCCGGCTGAACAATGATCGCACTGAAAGGTGACTTTCACAAAATGCCCTCGGCGCTTCGGCTCCGGGGGCTTTCTTTTTTAGGAGGCCGCATGGCTTGGATCACGCTTGAAGAAGCGAAGAAGAATCTCCAGCTCTGGCTTGAGGCTTCTCAGGCTGTTGCCGCCGGTCAGTCGTACACGATCGGCACTCGGTCGCTGACTAGAGCAAGTCTTCGCCAGATCATGGACATGATCGCGTACTGGCGAAAGGAAGTTGCGGCGCTTGAGGCCGCGGGCAGAAGCCGCGTCTATCGCGGCGTGCCTCGTGACCTGTAGGAGATGACGCGATGAATCTTTTAGATAAGGCCATCGGCGCAATCGCGCCAGGCTGGGCGCTGAGTCGAGTCGCTTCTCGTCAGAGGATGATGCTTCTGAATAGCGGCTACTCGCACGGTGGCGCAAGCTACGCAAAGAAGTCGATGATTGGCTGGCGTAGCGGTACGACAGACGCGGACGAAGACATCGTAGACAACATCGAGACTCTGCGAGAACGCTCGCGCATGCTCTTCATGACGGCTCCGATTGCAACCGGGGCTTTGAAGACGATCCGAACGAACGTCGTTGGTTCCGGCTTGAGCCTGAATGCGCAGGTTGATGCGCACTTCCTCGGACTTTCTGATGAAGAGGCTCGAGAGTGGGAAGCCAACACCGAGCGCGAGTGGCGCTTGTGGGCTGAGTCGGTAGCGTGTGACGCGGAACGTCGCCAGAACTTCTACCAGCTTCAGTCGCTTGTCGTTCTCTCGACGCTCATGAGCGGCGATTGCTTCGTTGTGATGCCCATGATTCGTCGCGCAGGCTCGATCTACGACATGCGCGTCGGGATTATTGAAGCAGACCGAGTTTGCAATCCGCTCAGTGAAAGCCTGGTCGGCAAAAACGTACTTGGAGGCGTTGAGGTTGGCAAGTACGGCGATGCCGTGGCGGTCTATGTGGCGAACAAGCACCCTCGGGCGATTCCTAGAGCGCTTGAAGCCGCTAGGGTCAAGTGGACGCGAGTGCCGATTTTTGGTGAGCGCACCGGACGACGCAATGTGCTTCACGTGATGACTGATGTAGAGCGACCGGCACAGCGTCGAGGCGTTCCGATTCTTGCACCGGTCATCGAAGAGCTGAAGCAGTTGAAGCGCTACAGCGATGCCGAGCTGATGGCCGCCGTGGTCAGCGGCATGTTCACGGTTTTCGTGACGACGCCGAATCCGTCAGAGGATGAGCCTTTCGGTGGTGGCGGCCTTCCTGCTATGCAGAGGGTTGATCCTGACCCTCAGGCTTACGAGCTTGGGAATGGCGCAATCGTCCAGTTGGCAGAAGGCGAGAAGGTTGAGATCGCGGACCCGAAGCGTCCGTCCGTCGCTTTTGACGGTTACGTGCAGGCAGTTTGCCGCCACATTGGCGCGGCACTCGAGATCCCGTACGAACTTTTGCTCAAGCACTTCACTTCGAGCTACAGCGCAAGTCGCGCCGCTTTGCTCGAGGCTTGGAAGATGTTCCGCATGCGCCGCGACTGGCTTGTGTCTTCCTTCTGTCAGCCTGTCTACGAAGAGTGGCTGGCAGAGGCCGTCGCCAAGGGTCGCATCAAGGCTCCTGGCTTCTTCTCTGATCCTGCAGTTCGTGCCGCGTGGAGTGGTGCTGAGTGGCACGGCGACGCTCAGGGCCAGCTCGATCCGCTTAAGGAAGCGAATGCCGCAGTTGTCCGCGTGAAGAACGGCTTCAGCACGATCAGTCGTGAAGCCGCTGAGATGACGGGTATGCGCATGGAGTCCATCGTCAGAACGCGAACGCGAGAAGAAGCGCTGCTGAAAGCAGCGGGCTTGAGCACGTCAGGCGGGACGATCGAGGAGAAGGAGGAAAAAGAATGAACCGATTTTGGAACGTAAAAGCCAAGGAGGGCGAGGAAAACGCAAGGCTCGACCTCTTCGGCTACGTAGGCGGGTCGAAGGACGATCCGTGGGACAAGGGCTTTAACGAAGACGAGTTTTTGAAGGATTTTCGCAGCATCCCGACTGATGCGAAGTTGGAAATCTCGATCAACTCCTTCGGTGGTGCTGTCTACACGGGCCTGTCCATCTACTCGCTCTTGAAGGGGCATAAGGGTGAGATCACCTTCCGCGTCGATGGGGCCGCGATGAGTGCGGCCACGATCATCACGAGTGTGCCGGGTGCAAAGGTGATCATGCCTCGCGGCTCGATGATGATGATCCACAAGGTCAGTTCGGTCGCTGTCGGCACTACGGACGATATGCGAAAGGCCGCCGACGACATCGAGAAGCTGGAGGAAAACCTCATCAGCATCTATGTCGAGAAGACGGGCCGCACGGCTGACGAGATCAAGGAAAAAGTTAATGCCACGACTTACTTCACGGCTGAAGAAGCTGTTGAGTTTGGCCTGGCTGATGAGGTCGACGATACGGCAACGGTTCAAAACTCTGCCGCCGACGGCTTTGTCAACTTGAACGGCCTGAAGGCTGAGGCGAAGTACTTCGTCGGCATGCCGAAGGCTTTTATCAAAGCGGAGCATAAAGCGTCCGCAGTTCAGAAGGAGGTCCGTATGGATCTTGATTCTTTGAAGGCGGACTATCCCGACCTCGTCGAGGCTATCCGCAATGAGGCTCGTGCTGAAGGCGCAAAGGCTGAGCGTGACCGCATGAAGGACATCGAAGATTGTGCCCTTCCCGGTTACGAACAGCTGGTTGCCGAAGCCAAGTACGGCGAAAAGACGATGACCGGCGCAGAACTTGCCGTTGCCATTGTCAAGGCCGAAAAGGCAAGCAACAAGCGTGCAGGCGAGGGCATGGTGGAAGACTCCAAGTGCCTTGAAGGCATTGCCGCAGTTGAAGGCAATGTTCACGGCATTGATCTTCCAGGCGAAGTCAATCAGGAGGCGCTTGATCGAATCATCGCCGCCGGTGCTCGCGGTTTCGAAAAGAAGTAAGGAGAGATTTTATGCTCGCACAGGAAAAGTACACGACGACGGCTGACAACCTTTTTGCCGCGTCTCAGATGATGCCGGTAGTCGCCGATGCGATGACGGTGAAGGCTTCGCAGGGCGCTCTTAAGCGTGGTGCCCTTCTCGATGCGACGGGTACGCTCTGCACGGTTAACGCCGGCAAGACCACGGTTTCCGAGGTCTATGCAGTGCTCGCGGAAGACGTCGATACGACGGATGCGGCAGTCGAGGCCGCCGTCTATCTCACGGGTGAGTTCAACGAAAACGCACTCAGCTTCAAGACGGAAAACGCCGCTGCTGTCGCCGACTTCAAGGCGTCCGCTCGCAAGGTCGGCATTTTCTTCAAGCCGTCCATCTAAGGAGAAACACAAATGGATATGTTCACTACCCGTACCATGATGGCCATGGTCGAAGCCGGCAAGAAGACGAACAACACGTGGCTTCGTGATCGCTACTTCGGCTATCGTCCGACGTTCAACACCCAGAAGATCGACTTCGATATCGTCGGCAAGGGTGGTCGCAAGATCGCTCCCTTCGTCAATCCGAAGGTCGGCGGCGTGGTCCTTGAACGTGAAGGCTACTCCACGAACAGCTTCGAAGCACCGGAACTCTCTCCGATGCGTGTGACGACCGCCGAAGACATGCTCAAGCGTCTCCCGGGCGAAACGGTCTACGCTGGCAAGACGCCCGAAGAACGTGCAGCCGAAATTCTCGGTCGCGATCTTTCCGATCTTGATGACATCATCACTCGTCGTGAAGAAGCCATGTGCGCTGAAGCCCTTTTCAGCGGCAAGGTCACGGTCAAGGGCACCGGCTACGATGAAGTTATCAATTTCTGGGGCGGCCTTGGCGAAAACGAAAAGCCGAAGACGACGCTCACGAAGAAGTGGTCTGCTACGGACGTTACTGCCGCCGACATCCTCGCCGACATTCGTGCTATCAAGCGAGCCATGGTCAAGAACGGCGGCTTTGCTCCGCGTGACATGATCCTTGGCTCCAAGGTCTATGACCTTCTCATGAAGAAGTTCATCGAGGCCAAGTGCCTTGACAACCGCCGCGTCGACCTCGGCTTCATCAAGCCGCAGGAACTCCCGAGCGGTGTGACGTACATGGGCTACCTGAACGAAGTCGGCATCGACATCTACGCCTACGACGAGTGGTACATCAACGACGAAGGCAAGGAAGTTCCGATGGTCCCCGAAACCGCCTGCTTGCTCGCCTCTCCCGACACGAAGACGATGCTCGCTTACGGTGTCGTGGCCCTTGCCGGTGATGACGACGTGAAGTTCTATGAAGGCGCTCGCGTTCCCGATTCTTGGGTTCAGCGTGCCAATCCGAGCGGTCGCATCGTTCAGATCAAGTCCCGTCCCCTGCCGGTCATTCAGCAGGTCAACGGCTTCCACCTGGTCGACTGCCTGTCCTAATAAACGGTGAGGGAGGTGGTTCGCCATCTCCCTCTTGGAGGGAAAGATGCAAATCGAAATTCTTCAGAGCGTTTTGTACGAGCGCACGCGATACGCCACCGGCGAGATCGTTGACGCAGACGATGCGATGGCCGATGCACTTGTTGGTGCTGGCCTTGCCCGCGCCTGCGGTGTTGTCGAAACGACTAAGCCAACTCCGCCGTCGGTCAAGCAGAAGAAGGCTGCTACCACAAGGAAGCCCAAGCGCTCCGGCATTGATGCGGCCTTCGCCGACATGCCGGAGGTGTCCGATGGCGATTGACTACAAGAAGCAGTTCAAGGCAGACGTCTCAAAGACGTTTCTTGATCCGCGCATCTTCGCGGAGTGGCACGAGATACAAGGTCGTCGCATTGTCGCCTTGCTTGATGTGATTCAGACGCAGGATGACGACGGCTACCGAATCGGCGTATTCGTCAACAGGCTGAAGGTGTATGTACGAACTGAAGACATGGACCCTGCTCCTGTCGAAGACGAGCTGATCGTCATTGACGGCCACGAGTATTACGTTCGGTCTGTTTCTGATGAAGACGGCGTACTTGTGATGCTTTGTCAGAAGGTGAGCCAATGAGCGTCTTGATTTCTTTGGACGGCAGCAGCGGCACAGCGCTGAATGACGCGAAGGTTTTGCTTCGAAACGTCGAGGGTGGATTGGAGAAGGCGGTAATGCGCTCGATCAATCGGTCTTTGACTTCAGGAAAGACTGCGTTGACGAAAGGCATTCGCAAGACCTACACGGCCAATCGCGAAGCCCTCAGCGACGCAATCAGCGTAACCCGTGCCTCAATGAGCCGCCTTGAAGGTAGCGTCAACGCGAAGGGTAAACCGCTGTCCGCTCGGCATTTTGCGCACGATCCGGAAGGAAAGAGCACGACAGGTGCCGATCGGAAGAAGATTCGTGTTGCGATCTACAAAGGTCGTGGTGGCGCTTTCAAGACTGGTTTTGCCTGGGATGGTGGATGGGGCACCGGGAAGCATGCGATCTACATGCGAACAGGCGAGAAGATCCACGCGTCAAAGGGGCGTCATGCGGGCAAGAAGTACAAGGTCGAAAAGGTCCAGAAGGTTTCTGGTCCGTCGGTCCCCCAGATGGGCGGAAACGAGGGCGTCAGCGAAAGCGTTCAGAAGCGCGTTCAGGAGATTTTCGAGAAGCGTTTGACTCACGAGACTGAGTTTCTGCTCAAAAAATAGGAGGCCTGAATGGTCGAAAACGAGCTTTGCAGAGCTCTTCGAGGTTTGATCGGTGAGGCGGTAAAAGATCTGCTTTTGCCGACCGAGTCGAAGGAGCTGAGAGAGCCGAAGGTAGTCAACAACTACCTGCCGCCGAAGCGCGCAGGCAAGTCAGATGACTTTCCGTTCGTGTTGGTCCGTGCCGAGAACGGCTCCAGCAATCAGGACATCACGTCCGTGACGGTTGTCGTTGTTGTCGGCGCGTACTGCCCTAACGGCGTCGATTCGGCGCGTGAAGGTCATGAGCACTGCCTCAACGTGATGGAGCGCATCCGTCTGAAGCTGATGAGCCTTCCCGGTCTGATTCTCGACGAGCGCTATCAGCTTAGAGGCGATGTGACTTGGTCGCTTCCTGCCGAGCAGCCTTTCCCTTACTACCAGTTGGACATGGAGACTCATTGGACGTTCCGCTCGCCCGTACAGGTAAGCGGCGTGGAGGGCTATTGATGGCTAGAAAAACGAAGGTGCAGATCCCGATGATTTACGTCGGTCCAGACCTGCCCGGTGGTGTGCTGAAGCGATACACGGTTTTTCGCGGAGGCTATCCGCCGCATATTCAGGAACTCAGAGATAAGAGCCCGTCGCTGTGCGGGCTTTTTGTTTGTCTGGGCGAGTTGGCCGCTGCGCGTCAACGCGTTCAGAAGCAGGGTGACCTGATGAATACACTTTCCAAGCAAATTTTGAAGGAGATCTGACGATGGCCTATAAGCATGGTGTTATCGTTTCTGAAGTGCCGACTACGGTGCTTCCTCCGGTCGAGGTGTCCGCGGCCATCCCGATCGTTTTTGGCACGGCTCCTGTCAACATGACGGATCCGACCTGCGTGAATAAGCCGGTTCTGGCGTATTCCTACGACGAAGCTGTGGCCGCACTCGGTTATGTTCCGCCGGCTGAGCAGGGGGGCGTCAAGAAGCACGCTTTCACGCTCTGCGAAGCGATCAAGTCGCAGTTTGCGCTTTTTGCCGTCTCGCCGATCATTCTTGTGAATGTGCTCGATCCGAAGACGCATAAGACCGCAGCTACGACGCAGACCGTTACGCTTGACGCTAAGACCGGGCAGGCTGTGGTCGCTGAAGCGGGCATTCTCCCCGACTCTGTGACGATTACTCCGTCGAGCGCTTCTGCTTACGTCAAGGATACGGACTATGTCTTGTCTTTCGACGGCGACGGCAACCTTGTCGTAGCTTCTCTTACCGAGCCTGGCGGCACCTTCAAGTGCACGACCGGAGAGGCTCTTACCTTCGCCGCGCAGAAGCTTGATCCTACCGCCGTTAAAGAAGACGCGATTGTCGGCGGTGTTGACGTCTCCGGCAACAAGAGCGGCCTCGAGCTTGTCGACGAGTGCTTCCCGCGCTTTGGCATTGTGCCGGGCACGATTGTTGCGCCGGGGTTCTCCAGCAAGCCCGAGGTGGCAGCCGTGATGGCCGCCAAGGCAACGAGCATCAACGACTACTTCCGTGCCATCTGTCTGATCGACATTCCGACCGACAAGGTTAAGGCTTACACGGATGTTGCGAAGTGGAAGACCGACAACAACATCACCGATCGCATGCAGGTCGCTTGTTGGCCCATGGTCTCTCTTGATGGCACGGTCTACAACATGAGCTCTCAGCTCATGGCGCTTCTCGCAAAGGTTGACGCTGAAAACGACGATACGCCGTATGTTTCTCCGTCCAACAAGGGCTTCAAGATGACCGCGGCTGTTCTCGAAGACAGCACGGAAGTTTGGCTCGGTCCGGACAACGGCGAATACCTGAACGGTCAGGGTGTTGTGACCGCTCTCAACTTCATGGGCGGTTGGAAGTGTTGGGGCAACCGAACCGCGGCCTATCCGGCGACGACGGACGTGAAGGACTCCTTCATCTGCATCCGTCGAATGTTCAACTGGATTGGCAATACGCTGACGCAGACGTTCTGGCAGAAGCTTGATGCACCTGCCAACCGTCGACTGATCGACACGGTCATCCTGTCCGCGAATGTCTGGCTCAACGGCCTAGCCGCGCGTCAGTACATCCTCGGTGGTCGAGTCGAGTTCCTCGAGTCAGAGAACCCGGTTACGAGCATGATGGACGGGAAGTTCTGCTTCCACGTCTATGTGACGCCGCCGTCTCCGGCACGTGAAATTGACTTCGTGCTCGAGTACGACGTGAACAACCTGACCACGCTTTACAACTAATGAGGTGAAATATGGCTGGAACGAATAATGTGCCTGAGCGCCTCGTCGCCTTCCGCGTGTACAGCGAAGGAAACGACTGCCTCGGGACTGCTACCGTGACGCTGCCGAACGTTGAACCGATGACTGATACGGTTAGCGGCGCAGGTATTGCCGGCGAGATCGATACGCCGATCATGGGGCATTTCGGCTCTATGACGGTATCCCTTCAGTGGCGAACGATTGAGCCGAATGCTGTGAAGCTTGCGGCGTTCAAGTCTCATACGCTTGACATCCGCGGTTCGCAGCAGGTCTACGAAGCTGCGAGCGGCAAGTACAAGACCGTGCCTGCTCGACTTGCGCTCAAGGCTCTGCCGAAGTCGATCAACCTCGGCTCCTTTGAGACGGGCTCGACGACCGACAGCGAAACAGAACTTGAGGTCTCCTATCTCAATCTCTACCTTGACGGGAAGAGCGTTATGGAGATCGACAAGTTCAACTATGTCTGCAAGATCGGCGACGAGGACATGCTCGAAACTGTCCGCAAGGATCTTGGCCTCGCGTAATTAAGCACTGCCGGGAGGGTTCGCTCTTCCGGCTTTTTTCTTTAAGGGTTTGATATGAAGATCGCTTTGACTAAGCCGTACAACTTCGAGGGCAAGGAGTACACCGAGCTCGAGATTGATTTCGAAAGCCTGACGGGTCGCCAGGTGTCCCAGGCGAAGCGGGAATTTATTCGCTCCGGCAATTTTGCAGGCGGCAACATCATGCAGGCCGACATGGACTTCTGCGTCTATCTGGCGGCCAAGGCCATTGATCAGCCGATTGAGTTTATGGAAGGCCTGCCCGCCAAGGACTACCTAACGGTTTCTACACTGGCCGCAGGTTTTTTGCTCGTATAGGCCTCAGGGGAAACTTTGACCCTGAGGAGCGGCTGATGCAGGTCTGCTTGCGCATGCGGTCGTATACGGGCGGATCGGTGCTCGATTGGATGGCGCTGCCTTTGGTTGAGCTGGGGGCGTGGAACCGCGCTGTCCAGAAAGATCAGGAAGAGCAGGATAGGCGAAAGCGGTATATGGCGATAGAATGAAAAAGGCGATACTCCCTATTCTTAATAGCGTTATGAAGAATAAAGACACGAACCTGGATAAAGTGCAAAGTGTTGAGTTCAGCACCGAAGAAAAAATTCAGACTGCTATTGATTTCGCGCCTCGATTTTTTTTGATCTGCGCGGTTTCGTACGTAGTCCAATACGTCAAACTTACTCTGCTGACGATGAAGTTGGCGTTGGTCATCATTCCGCTTTTTTTGCTCGTTGGCTGGATGTTTGGATTTACTTGGTGATCACCGCAAGCAACGGAGCCGTTGCAGGATGCCCGTCGTTTTATCGGCGGGCTTATTTTTTTGGTGGAGGTGAAAAATGGCTGGTGTTGAGCATAGCTTAACTTTTCAGATCGCCGGTAAATTGGCCTCAAGCTTGCCACAGGCCTTCAGCTCTGCCGGTGGACTAGTCGGGGGGCTTTCGTCGAAGCTGTCCGAGCTCGAGGCCGAGGCGTCTCAGGTGGGCGCGTTGGTCAATCACCGCAAGGCGGTGTTGAAGGCGTCCGCGGCGTATCGACAGGCGAAGGCGAAGTTGGACGATCTCGAGTCTGAGATGTCTCGTGTTGGCGTGCCGACTAAGAAGATGACGGTCGCCCACCAGAAGGCGAAGGATGCAGTTGAGCGCTGCTCGGTAAAGCTTGAGGCGGAGAAGCGAAAACTCGATCGCATTCCCGGTGCGGCTGCATCTGCAGAGTCGAGCATCGTCACGCTGAAGAAGCGACAAAAAGAACTTGGCGACCAGATCGACGTGACGAAGCGTAAGATCGACGCAAACGCTAAGGGGCTAGAGCACTTTGCCAAAGCAGGTGCTGGCGTGATGGCGGCGAAGGTAGGCTTCGGACGTGCGGCGTCTGCTGTTTCGAATACCGCAAACACGATTAGATCTGTAATGGAAGGTCCAGTGCAGGCATCCATGAAGATGGAAGATGCGATGGCCGACTTGGCCAAAGTGTCCGATTTCACGCCTGAAGGACTTGAGCGGATGAAGCGTGATCTTGAGCGAATGAGCTTGAAGATCCCGATGAGCGCCGACGGCCTTGCGCAGATTGCGGCTGCTGCGGCCGGTGCCGGCGTTGCGCAGAAGGATTTGCTCGGCTTCACGGAGCAGGCCGCAAAGATGGCTGTTGCGTTCGACATGACCGCAGAGCAGGCAGGCACGATGATGTCGAAGTGGCAAAGCGGTATGAAGCTGAGCGTCCAGGAGACGTACGCTCTCGCTGATGCGGTGAACGGGTTGAGTAATAACAATGCCGCTCTGGCAAGTCAGATCGGTGATGCTATTCAGCGTTATGGTGCTTTGGGTAAAGTCGCGGGCTTGTCTGAAAAGCAAACGGCGGCGTTGGCGACTTCGTTGATCGCCTCCGGAGCGTCTAGCGAAACCGCGGCTACCGGCATGAAGGCATTCATGGGCACTTTGGCAAAGGGTGCACAGTTGTCCGAACAACAGCAGGCGGCGTTTGCGAATATTGGCATTGGTGATGTCAAACAGCTTCAGAAGGACCTTCAGAAAGACGCTCCTGGGGCTATTCTCAAGGTTTTGGAAGGGCTGAAGAAGAACATTCCAGAAGAAAAGCGCACGATGTATCTCAACGTGCTGTTCGGTGAAACAGGCAGCGAGGCCATTGGACCGCTTCTGCAAAACGTTGAGGCGCTGAAGAATAATTTTGATCTCGTAACTGACGAAACAAAAACGGCTGGTTCGATGGAGAAAGAGTTTGCGGCAAGAGCAGCTACGACATCGAATTCGTTACAGCTGTTGAAGAACTCAGCGGAACATGTGGCGCGAGCTTTTGGTGATCAGTTCTTGGGACCGATCCGTGAGGGCGCGCTAGAGTTGGGGTCGTTTGCGGAGGAGGTCGCTTCAGCTGTTAAAGAGCATTCAGGCCTCATAAAAGCCGGGCTTAAAGCTGTTGTGGTTTACGGCGCACTTTCGGCAACCGTCGGGGTGGTAGGCGGCGTTCTCGGGGCAGCCACGGCGGCCATGAGCGCATGGCGCGGAATATGCGCGTTCAGCACAACAGCGATGAAGCTGACAACGGCGGTAGGCCGAGGGCTTGCGGTGACGGGGCGTCTCTTAGGAGGTGCCTTTTCTTTTGCCGGGAAAGCGCTTACGGGCATTGCTTGGGGTGCAAGCCGTGCAGCCATGATCGCATGGAAGATTGCTTGCGTTTCTGCGGGCGTTGCGGCCGAGGCAACGGCTGTGCTGGTGAAGGGCTTGGGGTTTGCGATCAAGGCCGCATTCGCCAGTCCTGTCGGTCTAGCCGTGATGGCTCTAGCCGGGCTTGTTGCAGGCGGCATTGCGCTCTACAAGAATTTTGACGAAGTCAAGCTGAAGGTTAACGAATTGTGGGCGGCGTTCTCAACGAAGTTCCCCGGCATCGCAGGCTTCGTGACCACATCGATTGATTACGTTCAGTCGAAGGTCGAGGCGGTCAAGAGCTACTTCTCGAATCTGACAAGCTGGATTGGTAGCGCGTTCTTCGGAACTTGGGGCGAGGCTTGGTCAAAGGTCAGCGCTAAGTTTGGTGAGATCTTCGGCGGCCTTGGCGGGCTGATCAAGGCACCGCTCAACGGCGTCATCGGCATGGTGAACGGCGCTCTGTCGAAGCTGAACGCTCTCAACATCGAGTTGCCGGCAATGCTCGGCGGCGGCACCATCGGATTCAACATTCCTGAGATTCCGATGCTGGCAGAAGGCGGCGTGGTCAGTTCTCCGACGCTTGCCATGATCGGAGAAGGCAGTGAGCCTGAAGCCGTAATGCCGCTTTCGACACTGCCGGCGATCAGTGGCGCGGCCAACAATCAGCCGTCGGTCTTTAACTACTCGCCCGTCATCAACGTCACCGGAAGCGCAGACACGTATTCCGACGTGAAGCGTGCACTTGATGAAGGCCGCAGGTCGTTTGAACGTGAGTTCGATCGGATGATGCGGGATCGAAACCGCTTGTCTTTCGCTTAAGGAGGAGTGATGAAGTCATATACGACTGTCTCTATGGACACGTGGGACATCATCTCCAAAAAGGTCTACGGCGATGAGCACTTCATCGACAAGCTGATCGCCGCAAACGTCCGGTACAGGAAGGTCGTCATCTTCTCAGCCGGCATCGTCCTCTCGGTTCCCGAGGTTGATGTATCGCCGACGAGCGATGAGGGCCTGCCTGCTTGGAAGAGGTTGAAGCATGACTGATCCTCGAGAGACAAAACTTACCTTGCTCTTCACAGAGTCGAAGACGGATGCGACGAACGACGTCATGCCTGATCTTCTCTCCTTTTCGTATGACGACAGGGAGGCTGATCAGGCGGATGAAATCTCGCTGACGGTCAAGGACGAGAAGGGCAAGTGGGCGGGGTCTTGGAAACCTGATGGCGGCGAGACAATTCGAGCCTACATCAAAGGGTCGACCTGCCCGAAGCTTTTCTGCGGGAAGTTCTACGTCGACTCGATGCGGGTAAGCGGCTCTCCGAGAGTTTGCGAAATCCGTGCCGTGTCGATACCTCTGAAGGCTCCGATTCGACGCCGACTGGTGACGAAGGCTTGGGAGAACTACACCCTCAAGGGCATCTTGAAGGAGATCGCGGCGAAGGCGGAGATTTACTTCTACTTCGAGGTTGAGGAGGATCCTGAGTATGACCGACTTGACCAGAAGGAAGAGAGCGATCTCGCTTTCCTGTCCCGTCTCTGTCAGGACGCGGGTTTGTCGATCAAGGTTACCGACGACACGATTGTGATCTTCGATCAATCGCGCTACGAGAAGATGGAGCCTGTCTGCGAGGTTGAGCTGGGAGTGTCGGACGTCCTGTCTTGGGATTTTCAGACAACTCAATCGGATACGTACAAGAGCTGCGTTGTTTCTTGGCGAGACATCAAAAAGAAGAAGCGCAAGTCCGCTGGCGGTTACAACCTTGACTTGGAAAAGCCTTCGGATAAGCCGCCGGCGAAGCACAACATCGACCTTGAAAAGATCGACGACTCGAATGCGTCGAAAAACCCTGCGGTCAATACGTATGTCTACGTTGACCCCAATGCCGATGCCAACGGTCAGGAGTACAAGCTCAAAAGGCGCGTGACTTCAAGGGCCGAGGCCGAGCGTGTGGCGAAGGCTACGCTTCGACGCCTCAACCTTCGGAGTGTTACCGGCTCGATGACGCTTGTCGGAGACACGCGGCTTGTTGCCGGCATCGTGATCGAAGTGAAGGGCTTCGGTAGCTTCGACGGAAACTTCTTCATAGAGTCTGCCTCGCACAGCATGAGCGAGTCCGGCTATGTGACGACGATTAACGTCCGTCGCGTGAACAACAAATATTAAAGGTGAGTGATGGAAACAGACACTATTCGTATCGGCGAAGTCGTCTCGATCGATCCGGTTGCCTGCACTTGTCGCGTCGTTTTTGATGACGATGACAGTCTGAACTCTTATGACTTGCCGGTCATGCAGAGGTGCACGTATGACAACCACGACTACCAGCTTCCGGACATCGGTGAAGACGTAGTGGTTGCCTTTCGGCGTGGGGGTGAAGAGGACGGCATCGTTCTCGGCTCCTTCTACGCTGGCGAGATTACACCGCCGGAGTCCAGTCCTGAGAAGCGCACAGTCGTCTTCAAGGATGGGACGCGCTTCAGCTACGACCGAGAAGCGCACGAATTGACGATGACGATTGAGGGAACGGAGATTGTTTACAACCGCAAAATGGGAACGATCACAGTGCCTGACACGATCACGGTCAACTGCACTGACGCGACGGTGAACGCCTCCAGCTCGATCACCTTCAACTCTCCGAAGTCGACGTTCACTGGTGACGTGATTATCCAGAAGACGCTGACAGTCACAGGTCTGATCTCCGGCTCGGGCGGCTTCACGGTGACGGGCGGCTCTGGCGTCAAGGCTACGGGCAACATCGAGCTGATCGGCTCAATGAATGCTTCTCAGGACGTTGTCGCGGGTGGCATCAGCGTGATGTCTCACACTCACACTGCGCCGCACGGTGAAACGAGCGGTCCGCACTGACAAGGCGAGCCAAAAAAATTAACCCCACGGGGCGGGCAATCCTCGTGGGGCTTTTTTTGATCGAAAGGTATGAAAGATCAATGAAAGATATTTTACCGCAAAACTTCTACCGGTTAATGGAGAAGCTGTTTCAAAAGGATAGGCCGACGATGGAAATCAAGATTTTGCTCAGGGCGTTCGCTCTAGGCCTCAGCCAGATATTGCTTGTCTGCGCGACCGCTTTCACAGCATGGGGACTCAACTATGTCGTTGGTGTTTTGGGGGCGCTATGGCCGGTGTGACTGGACTGTTTGGAAATATTCCGTTCGTGACCTCCTCGGCCGTCTGTTTGACTTTCAAAGACTTGAAGGTCGAGCGTTCGACGCGGTGGGCTACGCACGAAGTGATAGGTAAGAAGCCGGTTGTCGAATATGTCGGACCAGGTCTAGCGTCGGTGAGCTTCACGATTCAACTCAACTCGCTTCTCGGTATGCCGCCGATTGCGGTTCTGAAGGGGTTGCAGATGCTGATGGAGAAGAAGGAAGCGCAGCGGCTTTTGATCGGCCCGGACTACTTGGGCAAGTTTGTCATTGAGTCCGTTTCGGAAGACCGCAAGGAACATACGAATCTCGGCATCCCCGTTAGCGGATCCGTGACGATCACGCTCAAGGAGGTCGGTGATGGCTAAGTATCGAGTAGGTCAGCAAAGCATTGACGTTGACTTTGCGCCAGAAGGCGTGATGGAGATCCTGCAGAACGTTCGAACAATTCTTGCTACGCGCAAGGGTTCCGTTCCGCTCGACCGCGACTTCGGTATTTCGTGGGACAACGTAGACCAGTCGCTTCCCGCTGCAAAGATGCTGATGCGTTCTGAGGTGATAGACGCCATTGAGCGATATGAGCCGAGAGCAAAGGTGACCAGCGTTGATTTCGCAGAGGATGTTGAAGGCGCAATGGACGGCGTGCTGAAGCCGATCGTGACTGTACAAATAGGAGGTGAGTGATGGCAGAAACATTGCCCAGATGGGGGCTGAAGGACATCAGTTTTCTGACGACGGATGCGACGGCGCTAGAGGCTGAAATCATCACCGCATTCGAGAAGGCCAGCGGAAGAACATTGGCGGCGGGTGATCCTGTTCGCCTTTTTCTTTTGTCACTCACGGCCATTATCGTGACGCAGAGAAGCGCAATTGACGCGGCCGCGAAGCAGAACTTGTTGTCCTATGCGCAAGGAAGCTATCTCGATGCGCTAGGGCTTCTGCTGAACGTTGAGCGTTTGGCGGAGAGCAAGGCCGTGACGACAATGCGATTCACGCTTTCGCGAGCGCTAGGCGAGGTCGTGACAATTCCATCCGGCACTGAGGTGACAAACGGCACGGTGACGTTTGCTACTACTCAGGATCTGGATATCCCTGTCGGATCTTTGACTGGTGACGTGCAGGCGGAGTGTACGAGCTCCGGTCCTGCCGGCAACGACTTCTTGGCCGGACAGATCAACGTCATCGTCAAGCCGCAGACTTTCGTCGCATCGGCCGAGAACGTCACGATCACGTCTGGCGGCGCATCCGCCGAGAGTGACCTTGACTATGCGAACCGCATCCGCCTAGCGCCAAATTCGTTCAGCGTCGCGGGACCGGAGAAGGCGTATATCTTCCATGCGAAGAGCGTGAGCTCGGCCATCATCGACGTATGCATTGACTCGCCGACGCCCGGACAGGTGGACGTCTATGCGCTTCTTAAGGGCGGTGAGCTTCCATCTCGCGAGACGCTCGAGCAGATCGAAGCAAGGTTGCGCGATGGCGAGATTCGGCCGCTGACAGACTATGTCCGAGTGCTTTCGCCCGCCGCTGTGAACTATGAGATTCAGGTCGACTACTGGATTTCGAAAGAAGATCAGTACAAGGCCGCAGAGATCAAGGCCTTGGTCGAGAACGCGGCTGTTGCATACAAGTCGTGGCAGCAGGCAAAGATCGGACGCGACATTACGCCTGAAAAGTTGACGCAACTGATCGTAGCCGCAGGCGCTTGTCGCATTGATTCTGCGACTCAGAAGCCTGCAGCGTTCAAAGCGTTGACACGCAGTCAGGTCGCGCAGTGCACGAAGCTGACGGTCAATTACAAGGGATTGAAGGATGAGTAAGGAGCTAGATAAGACAAGCTTGCTCGACCTGCTGCCGGACTCGATCTCGAAGGATTCGGACGTGTCGGCCGCCGCTAAGGCGCTAGACATTCCGCTTCGTGAGATGACTGGTGTTCTCGATCTTCCGTCGATTTACGTGAGCATCGACAGCCTGACATCCGAGCAGCTCGATCATTTGGCGTACTCGTGGGATGCAAGCGTCTGGCGCGATTCTTGGCCGATTGAGCTGAAGCGCTCGATCGTAAAGCAGGTCGTTCAGGAGAAGCGAAAGAAGGGAACGCGAAAGGCCGTTGAGGAGGCTGTTGAGGCTCTCGGCTCTGCGGCCACGATTCAGGAGTGGTGGGAGACGACGCCGAAAGGCACTCCTCACACTTTCACGATCTTCGCCTCTCTCGGCAAGATAGACGGAACTCTTGAGAGCGAGATGCAGGAGGACTTGATCGCGCTTATCAATGACGCAAAGCCTGTGCGATCGCACTTTGACTTCGTTGTCGTCAAGAACCTCCTTGGCCGAATCGGGTGGCACGGCTCCGTGCGCCCGGTGGCGTATGCGCGTATCAGGTCAGAGCTGATGACAAACACCGAGTACACATCGACGCTGGACGTGAGTCTTGCGTTTAGAACGCTGACTGAGCATTGCTTTATCGGCGTAGCGAAATAGGAGTAAACGATGGATTTTGTGTTGACAACGGCAGGGCTTCAGGCGCTGATCAACGTCTCTGAAACTGGGACAAACGCCATAGAGCTGACGCATATCGGCATAGGCTCAGGCAAGTACACGCCGACGAAGGCGCAGACGGCGTTGCAGAGTCAGATCAAGACTCTTCGAATCATCGAAGGTGGTCAGGCAGGAGATAACGCGATTCACGTCGCTGCACGTGATGCCGACGCTGTGACGTATGAGGCTTTTGAGGTCGGCATCTTTACGTCGACCGGTACGCTCTTTGCCGTGACTTCTCAGACGACGCCTATCATCCAGAAGACTGCGGCCGCCACTGCACTTCTCGCGTTTGACTTGAAGATTGTCGGAGCGGAGGCTAAGGCGATTACGTTCGGCGACGTGACGTATCAGTTCACAGCAGGAACAACAATTCGCCCGGGGATCGTTGAGCTCGCAACAGCTGATGAAGTGATCGCCGGCACGGATACGCTCCGAGTTGTGACACCTGATGGGCTGTCGAAGCGAACGGCTACGACTGCGCGAACTGGGATTATCCGGCTTGCGTCGGATGCTGAAGCGAAGACCGGAACGGACGCGGTAAAGGCGATCACGCCTGCAACGATGAAGACCGCGCTTCTCTCGACCTACAAATCGACAACGGAAGCTGTTGACGCAGGAACGAACGATACTTCGTTCATAACGCCCAAGAGTATTCGTACGCTTGAGGCGAACGTGTCTCGACGAGGCTTGATTCAAGTTGCCAGTGACGAAGACATCCGAGCCGGTACTGCAACGGACAAGGCCGTTACGCCAAAACAGCTTGCAGATTCGCTTGTCGGTATCGTGCCGATTGCGGCTGAAGACACCGCAGGTGCGATTCGCATCGCATCGCCGACCGAGGCCGCTGAAGGCGTTGTTTCGGACGCGGCCGTGACGCCTGCAACAGCAAAGACGCTCGTCGACGAAAGGGCTTGCACGGTCGCGGAAGCTAAGGTTGGTACGGAAAACAAAAAGTTTTTGACGCCTGCTGCACTTGCTGGGCTGAAGGCAAGCAACGAGGAGGCGATCGCAGGTGTGGCGACGAATGTTTTCATAACGCCGGCCGCGCTCAAGGCCGCCATCGACGCCGCAGTGGCGCAGGCGCTAAACGCTTAGGAGTAGAACTATGTCAAAACCTACAGACACCATCGTGATCACCGCGGCAGGTCTGGCAGAAATCATCAATGCAGAGCACAACGGTACGGCTCCTGTTCTGATTAAGGAAATCGGTTACGGAACGGGTCAATACACGGCAACGGATAGCCAGACCGCGCTGAAGAAAGAGTTCAAGCGCTTGAGCTCTCTATCAGGCGGCGCGGTCGGGGATCAGACGATTCATGTCACGGCTCTGGACGCAAGCGCAGACAGCTACACCGTCTACGAAATCGGTCTTTTTACCGACAAGGGAACGCTTTTTGCGGTCTACTCGCAGACTGTGCCGATTTTGCAGAAGGCGTCTCAGTCTCAGAGTCTGCTCGCTGTCGACATCATTGCTTCGGCGTTCGACGCAACGAGCATTGTGTTCGGCGATACGAACTTTCACAATCCGCCTGCTACGACATCGACGCTTGGCGTTGTCGAGCTGGCGACTGACGCCGAGGTGCTTTCAGGTGCGGATGCTTCTCGAGTTGTGACGCCTGCTACTTTGTCGAAGCGCGTAGCGACGACTGGCCGAACGGGCCTCATTAAGTTGGCAACGTCAGCAGAGGTTGCGGCGGGAAAAGACAACACGAAGGCCGTGACGCCTCTCGCGCTTCTTTCGGCTTTCCAGAAGTCGCACGAAGACTCAGGCTATCAGCGTTTGCCGAACGGTCTGATCATCCAGTGGGGAAAGGGCTTGGTAGCGCGAGACGGCTCGACGAAGCTTCTCTTCCCGGTCGCTTTCCCGAAGAAGTGCTCTGTCGTGCTTGCTGAGTCGACAGAGACGCTTCCATTAGCCGTGTCCGTGAAGTCTCGGACGCGAGGGAACTTTGATCTTGTGCACGACGGCAACGGCGGGGCGAATGTCGCTTGGCTTGCGGTTGGCTTCTAGGAAATAGGTATGGCTTACTACTACAGCGCGTCTGAACGCGCTTTTTTTTCGTCCGAGTTCATGACTGTCGGCGAAATGCCTGCGGACAAGGTTGCTGTCGCAGACGGTACCTGGAAGACTCTGGTCGCCGATCAGTCGGCAGGCAAAATCATTCGAACTGGTGCGTCCAACGCGCCTGAGAGCGCTGCGCAGTCGCTCGCCGCTCTGACGGGATACGCTGTGCCTGCAGGAATGACTGTGGCCGGAGGCGTGTCCGCCACTGGCTCCATCTCTGCCGGCGGGGCCATTACCGCGGGCGGGACATTGACTGTCAAGGGTGGTGCGTCTCTCGCGAGTGCGTCGGTTAGTGGAACGATGGACGTAACGGGTACGACTAATCTGAAAAGCACTCTGACCGTCGCCGGCAAGACGACTGCAAAAGCTATGTCTGCGACTGACATCAGTGCATCGACTATCACAACGACGGGGAATGCCTCGGTTGGCGGCACTCTTACGGCTACTGGTGCTGCCACGCTGAATAACACTCTCAATGTTGCCGGGAAGTCTACGCTCAAGGCCGTATCTGCGACTGATATTGATGCGGCTACGCTCGACACGACAGGGAATTCAAGTGTTGGAGGCACCCTTACGGTAAAGGGGAGCGCGGTTGTTGGTGGAAAGAACGTTGTCCTAACGGTAAATGGATTTACTGCCAACGCTTCGGGCGCTGTTACTGTTCCGAACTACGAACAAGACGGCGTGAAGGTCGTATCTAATCCTGATTACAACACGCTCACTGCTCCGGGCTTCTACCACTGCAACTCGACTGGCGCGAATAACGGTCCCGGTTATGCCGCGAAGATGATTGTTCTTGGCGAAGCCGCTGCGGGAAAGCACCTGACGCAAATCGCTTTCCCGATTCATAACACCACGTCGAGCATTTTCTGTCCGAAGATGCGTTCCCGAAATATGAGCGGAGAATGGGAAGCGTGGAAGACGATCCTGCTTGCTGAAAGTGATGAAGATGTAGCGGCTAAAACGTTTACGTCCGATGACGGTTTTGTTCGCATGACGATGCCGAACATCGAAAAGGGAGTGGTTCCCAACGCGGCGCAGTACGCATATGTCGGCATCTATGACAAGAAAGGCTTTGACGGTACGGGAAACAATAGAATTGCGTTTTTCCAGCACGCAGTTCGTTCGGACGGTTCCGTCGATACAGGCATCTTTTCAGTTGATCCGAACTCGGGTAATGTCGCTCGTATTTCTGTTGGTTGGACAAGTGATGGCAAGCAAATTTCTAGCACTAGCGCCACCCCTTCGGATAACTCTAACGGCTCGGAACTTGCGCCCACCAATTGGACTCGTATGTTTGGCGGTAGCGGCTATGGCATTGGCACAGTAGCGCCGTTCGTGTCGACTCGTTTTTCGTCAAACGACTTGAACGATATCAATAAGACTGGTTTTTACACGGTTAGCGGTTCTAAGAATTTTTCGCCTGGCGGTCAAACAACGATTGCGATGCACATCCAAAGAGCATTTGATGCAGGCGTAAATTCGGCTCAGCTTTCCTTCGGGACAGACTCGCGAATGTTCATCAGAACCCGAGTAGAGTCAACGGGTTGGGAAGAATGGGCTCAGCTTATGAAGGCGAAGAGTCGTGATGAGCTTATTAACGGTAAATACATTAACTGTCATAACGTTAAGGTGGTTAAGGGGACTACCCCCGCAACTAATCAATGGACGTACTTTGGCATTCAAGATTCTTCGGATACTGAAGCGGAGTCGGAACGATTAGCTATTTTCGGGCATCGTTATGGTGCAGATGGTTCTGTACGAGCACGCATTGGGTGTTATAAGCCTGAGGCGGGATCGACGGAATCCATAACGATTGACGTAGGCTATTGGGTTGACGGGACACCATTTACTTACGCGCCTCACCCCAAAACCTCTTCGAATGACAATAACATTCCAACGACAAAATGGGTTCGCGACCTCGTTCAGGCCGCCGTTCCGACTGGCACGATCCTGCCTTTCGATGGCACGAATGTGCCTTCTGGGTATCTTGTCTGCAACGGTGCGGCTGTGAGCCGCACGACGTATGCGGCCTTGTTCGCTGTGCTGGGTACTCGCCACGGTGAGGGCGACGGAAAGACAACGTTCAACTTGCCGAACGCTCATCGCCGATTCCTGGAGATGACGACGACAACTTCTGAGGTCGGCGAAACGGTCGAAGCGGGGTTACCGAACATCACGGGCCAATTTCGCGCGCAAGGCTCGCCTGACAAGCGAACCCAGAACTCGGGGGCTTTCGCGAACGACGGGAAAGGTCGGATTGATGG